CTGGGTGAACCGAGCTGCTTTTACGAACGCGACCGTGCTGTTCCGTATCCGTGTCATTCCTGGCCTTGAGGTGACGGAGGCGATGGAGATCGCCACGGTTGATGGCCGGTTCGTGATCGACACGGTCGAGGTGATCGGCAGGTACGTCGAAATCCTCGCCCACACCACCACACCCGAAGGAGACACCCATGGCTAAAGCACACATCGCGTTGCCGAACACGTTCATCGATGCACTCGACGCCGCCAGCACTCTGCTGGACACCGCCGCCGATGAAGTGCTCAACGCTGGAGCTGCCGTGGTTGAACCGCGTTTGCGATCAAACCTATCTGCCGCCATCGGCCAGACATCTGCACCCTCGCGCTCGACCGGGCAGCTGCTCGCCGCGCTCGGCACAACGACGGTGAAGGTGAACTCGAAGGGTGAGCACAACGTGAAGATCGGGTTCGGTGAGAACCGGCGCGATGGCAGATCCCACGCACTGATCGCCAACGTTCTCGAACACGGCAGAAGTAATCAGCCTGCCCGGCCTTTCCTGGCACCCACCCGCAGCCAAACACGCCGCCCGGCAACCGAGGCCATGAAGCAAACCCTTGCTGCCCGGATGAATCAGGTCGCACCATGACCGCGTTACTCGAACGTCTCACGGACGTGGCTGATCAGCTGGGTTTACCGATCGCGGTCGGCCTCTACACCCACGCGCCCGCCCCAGGCACGTACCTGGTGGCCACCCCGATCGCCGACACCTTCGACGTCTTCGCCGACAACACTCCCGACGTCGAGGTCGAAGAAGTGCGCCTCGCGCTGTTCACGAAAGGCAACTACCTACCCGAACGTGACCGGATCACCGCCGCCTTGCTGGAGGCGGGGCTGGCGATCACGGCACGGCGCTACATCGGCTTCGAAGCGGACACCGGTTTTCACCACTACGGCCTGGATGTGGCTGCCCACACCCCTTATGACATGAAAGGACCCTAACCATGGCCACCATCGGACTCGACAAGCTCTACTACGCGACTATCACCGAAGACCCCACCACGGGCGAGGAAACCTACGCCACCCCCACTCAGCTTGCTAAAGCCATCAGTGCTGAGCTCTCTGTGGAACTGGCAGAAGCAATTCTGTACGCCGATGACGGAGCGAGCGAGATCGTGAAGGAATTCAAGTCCGGTACCCTCACCCTCGGCGTGGATGACCTTGGCACCGAAGCAGCCTCCGCACTCACCGGCGCACACGTCGATGCCAACGGGGTGCTGATCTCCACCTCGGAGGACAACACAACCCCGGTCGCGATCGGCTTCCGCGCCGCACGCTCCAACGGAAAGTACCAGTACTTCTGGCTCTACCGGGTCAAGTTCGCCCTGCCCACCACGACCCTGGCAACCAAGGCCGACTCCATTACGTTCTCCACCCCGACGGTGGAGGGCACAATCCTGCGCCGAAACAAACCAGACGCTACTGGTAAGCACCCGTGGAAGGCCGAAGTCACCGAAGGGGCTGCTGGAGTGAAGGACGAGACCATCAACGCCTGGTACCAGGCCGTCTACGAACCCGCCACCGCAGAGTAAGGAGCCCCCAACATGAGCACCAAGAAAAAGACCACGTCTGCTGCCATTGTGACTATCGGTGGCAGCGAGTATGAGTTGATTTTGACCACGCGGGCCACGCGTGAGATCGCTGCCCGCTACGGCGGGCTGGAGAACCTCGGCGAAGCCTTGGAGACCAGTGAGGACTTCGCCCACACGCTCGGTGAGGTGATCTGGCTGATCACTTTGCTGGCGAACCAGTCGGTGGCGATTCATAACCTCACCCACCCAGATGACCCGCAGACCGAGTTGACGGTGGATGCGGTTGAGTTCCTGACCGTGCCTGCCGATCTGTCGGAGTACCGCTCTGCGATTGCTGCCGCACTCCAGCACGGAACCCGCCGCACGATCGAAACCGCACCGGTCCCAAAAGACCCGGCATCGGGCGCGTAGATACCAGCCCAGCCGCCACTTTCACCCGGCTTACCTACATTGGCATGGCGCACCTGCACCTGCGCCCACTCGAGGTGGAACTCATGGTGTTCGGGCAGCTGCTTGATTTGGTGGATTGCTGGCTGATCGACACCGGCAGAGCCGAACCAGTCAGGTACTGGTTCATCGACGACATCATCCCCGCTGGGATTTAGCCAGGTCTGCGATCAGATTCCAGGGCAGGTGCGTGCGCACGAATCCGCTTCGCCTGCGCCTGGGAATGCTCAACGCTTCCTCGGCGACCCGCTGGAGGAGAGTGGTGTCTGCTCCGAGTGCTTCAGCAATCCACACCAGCCCTTCGGGGTGTTGGAGCCGGTTATAGGTCGTCTTGGCTGACCGGTTCGGTGCTTGCCGGGTGAACGCACCACTGCCGGTGGTTTCTTGTGAGGCGAACCAGGTGGACATGTGCTCACGCTGCGAGGACCACCACCGTCCCTTCTTCTGCGGGTCGGCATGTTCCATCGCATCTGAGATCGGCAAATGCTCGGGCAACCCAGCCAGCAACCGGGCGAATCGTCGCACATCAATGTCGCTCACTGCCGCCCTCCTTACTGGCCGCGTTGACTCTTATTCCTCAATTCTCCCGTAGGAGGTGACCTTCACGCCATGGCTGATAGCTCTTTCGGACTCAAGATTGGTTTGGAGGGTGAGCGGGAGTTCAAGCGCGCAATCACCGAGATCAACCGCGAGATGCGGGTGCTGGGATCGGAGATGAAACTTACCGCCTCACAATTCGGTAAGAACGAAAGTTCTGCTGCGTCGCTGACGGCGAAGAACCAGGTGCTGGCCAAAGAGATCGAGGCTCAGCACTCCAAGGTGGAGACCCTGCGGGCGGCGCTCGACAATGCTGCTGCCTCGTTTGGGGAGAACGATTCCCGGACGAAGAACTGGCAGATCCAGCTCAACAACGCCCAAGCAGTCTTGAACGGGCTGGAGTCTGAGCTTGAAGACAACAATGATGCGCTCAAGCAGTTCGCCGATAACACTGACGATGCCGGTGATGACGCGCAGGATGCCGCCCAGCAGGCAGGCAAACTCGAAGACGCTGTCGATGATCTCGGCGGTGAGATGGATGACACCTCGGGCAAGACCCGCATCTTCGGCGACGTCCTGAAAGCCAACCTCGCCTCCGAAGCAATTGTTGCCTCGGTCAAAGGTATCGCTTCTGCGGTCGCCGGTCTTGCCAAGGGGTTCGTGGGCGCGATGAAAGACGGCGTGGAATACAACGCCCGCATGGAGCAATACACCACCTCCTTCACCACGATGCTCGGTGACCAGGCGCGTGCGCAGCAGTTGGTCAACGACTTGAAGGTGGAGGCCGCCAAGACCCCGTTCGGCATGGAAGACCTCGCCTCCAACATGCAGACCCTCCTCAGCTTCGGCATGTCGTTGGAGGACGCACAGAAGCACCTGCACGAGATCGGCGACATCTCCCAAGGTGACGCCGTCAAAATGGAGTCCCTCACCCTCGCGTTCGCGCAAATGAGCAGCACCGGCAAGTTGACCGGTCAGGATCTGCTGCAGATGATCAACGCTGGCTTCAACCCGCTCGAAGAGATCAGCCGCAAGACCGGCAAGTCGATTGGTGAGTTGAAGGAGGAGATGGCCCAGGGAGCTATCTCTGCGGACATGGTTGCGGACGCGTTTGCTTCTGCCACGGTCAAGGGGGGCCGGTTCTATGGGGCGATGGACGCCCAATCCCAAACCTTTAGCGGTCAGTTGGCGACGATGCAGGACGGGATCGCGAATCTGAAAGGCCTCCTCGCAGCCGGGGTGACGGATGCGCTGGCGGGCACGGTCATGCCGATGGCCAACGGCTGGATCGACGAACTGACTGCCGCGATCGAAGAAGGTGGCATTCCCGCTTTCATCGACACTCTCGGCACGGTCTTGCAGGAAGCATTGGCGTTCATCGCCGAACAACTCCCGGCCGTGGTCGAAGCCGGGATGACGATCCTCACCTCGTTGTTGGAGGGCATCATCGAGGTGTTGCCGCAGCTGGCAGAGACTGCCGTCACCCTGGTGGTGGCGCTGGTCGGGGCGATCATCGAAGCACTCCCGGCGCTCCTTGAGGCGGCTATCCAGATCATCGCCACGCTGGTCACCGGCATCGCCGAAGCACTGCCGGAGTTGATCCCGGCCGCAGTGGAGATGCTCATGGCGCTGGTGCAGGGACTGGTGGACAACCTGCCGCTCCTCCTGGACGCCGCACTCCAGTTGATTCTCGGGTTGGCTGAGGGACTGCTCGCGGCGATCCCAGTGCTGGTTGAAGCTCTCCCGGCGATCATCGAGGGCATAATCACGTTCCTGGTTGGCGCGATCCCGCAAATCATCCAGGCCGGAATCCAGTTGCTCACCGCCCTGCTGGCAGCCTTGCCGCAGATCATTACGTCGATTGTGGCAGCCTTGCCGCAGATCATCACCGCCATCATCGGCGGCATCGTCGGAGCCATCCCGCAACTTATCGACGCCGGTATTCAACTGCTGACCGCTCTGATTGGGGCGCTACCGCAGATCATTACGACGATCGTGGCGGCGCTGCCACAGATCATTTCGGCGATCATCAACGGGATAGCGGGGGCGATCCCGCAGCTCGTGCAGGCAGGCATCCAGCTGTTGACGGCGCTGATTCAGAACATGCCGCAGATCGTCTCCACGATCGTCGCGGCGATCCCACAGATCATCACCGGCATCGTCGGCGCGGTCGGCCAGGGTGTCGCACAGATTGCAGAGGCGGGCGCGAACCTGGTGCAAGGCCTGTGGCAGGGCATCCAGTCGTTGGCGGGCTGGTTGTGGGATCGCGTCTCGAGCTGGATCAGCAGCATTTGGGACGGCATCACCGACTTCTTCGGCATCGCCTCACCCTCGAAAGAAATGGCGTGGGTCGGCTCCATGCTTGTCGAAGGCCTCGCCGGATCAATCAAGACTGATGGACGCAAAGCCACCGACGCCGCCACCACCCTTGCCTCCGACACCCTCGACGCGTTCAGTGAACTGGCTGACGGGGTGAACGTGCCCATCGACGCCACCGCCAACCTCACCATGCCCACGGTTGACCTCACCCCGGCACCGACGGCTGTAGCTGACCAGCGAGGACACGGCGCGAAGGCCGGGCAGGTGGATGTGGAGAGCATCGTCGATACGACCGCGCGCAGGCTGCTCAGCTCGCTGGATATTCAGGTGGTACTCAACGACGGCACGCTGGTCGGCAAACTCGCCCCTGCCATGAATACCCGGCTCGCCAGGTTGTCGCGCCGAGACCTCGCCCTGACGGGAGGAGCCTAATGTTCTCCTTCACCCTCAACCACACCATCTCCTCACGCACGTTGGGGTTGCGGCTGGCCGCGCCGGTGGAGATACCGGCAGCGGTGCGGGTGATTGACGATATTGAGGTCGCTGGCCGGGCAGGAACGCTGACCCGGTTGGGTGGTTGGGAGGACACGATCCTCACCCTCCAACTCGCCATCCCCACCGACGACGGCATGGCAGGCTACCAGCACGCCGCCACAACACTGATGGACGCGACGACAATCAGCCTGTCCGGCGAGCCCGGCATGTTCCGGCGGGTGAAGCACGCTGCCGTCGGCCCGCTCAGCCGTGAGTTGGCGTCGTGGGGTGTGTTCGAGGCTGAACTGGTCTGCCAACCCTTCACCTACCTCACCGAAGGACTGACTGCAGTGACGCTGACTGGCTCGGGGACGTTGACGAATCCCGGTCTGCTGGAGGCCGCCCCGGTCATCACCGTCTATGGCACCGGCCAACTCACGCTCAGCATCAACGGCAGGCAGTGTCGAGTGAACAGCCCGTCTGGGCAGGTGACGCTCGATTCGGATCGGCTCGTCGCCTACGTCGCAGGCCGCGTCCAAACCGACGCACTCACCGGGAGCTTCCCGACACTGACGCCGGGAGCCAACCGGATCACTCTCGGCACCGGCATCAGCAAAGTCGTCGTCGTGCCGAATTGGCGCAACCCCTAACCAAACATTCACCCCATTGTTTCTGGCCGTCCTGTGGTGGGCGGCCTTTGTGCTGTCTGGAGGCTTCTTTGATGATCACGGTTCATGACCGCATGGCAGTCGAGTTCACCACCACCGGGCTTGGTGTCTTGGATCGGGAGGTGATCGACCCGGTGGTCACCGAAGAACTCGGCGGCGAATACTGTCTGACTTTCTCGTATCCGGCTGACGCGCCCGCCGCTTCGCTGCTCACCCTGGAGGCGATCATTGCGTGTCCGGTGCCTGGTGCTGCCATGCGGCAGGGGTTCCGCATCCACGAGGTCACCACCACCCTCGACGGGCTGCTCGAAGTCACCTGCTTCCACCTGTTCTACGATCTGGCGGCGAACTTGATCGCAGACACGTTCGTGGTGAACAAGACCGCCAAGGCCGCGCTCGACCAGTTCCTCGCCGCCGCGAACACCAGTCATGGATTTACGGCGTCGAGTTCGGATGCGGTAAGTCGGGCGAGTACCCGGGTGGTGCGGATGCCCCTCGCCCAAGCGGTCATGGACACCGGGGAGGACAACACGTTCGCCTCCCGCTGGGGCGGAGAGATCACCCGCGACAACTGGCACATCCACCACGCCACCCGACGCGGAGCCGACCACGGGGTGGTGATTCGGGACCGGAAGAACCTCACCAGCTACCAGGGTTCGATCGATTTCTCGACCGTCGTCACGAGGATTCTGCCGGTCGGCTACGACGGCCTCCTCCTGCCCGAACTCTACGTCGACAGCCCGAAGCTCGGTGTGTATGCGACTCCGCGTATCCGCGTGATGCGCTACGGCACTGTGAAGGCGATCAAGAACCCGGAGAAGCCTCGCGAGGATGAACTCCCACTCGACCAAGCGCATGCGGAACTGCGCCGCCTCGCCAAGCTGGAGTTCTCCGCCCGGCATGTGGATGAGCCGTCTGCGTCGTACAAGGTGTCGTTCGTCGACCTGGCTACCACCGTCGAGTACGCGGATTTGGCCGAGTTGGAGACGGTGCTGCTGGGCGACACGGTCACCGTCCGCCACACCGACCTCGGCCTGGCACTGTCGGCGCGGGTGGTGGGCTACGCCTACGACCCCCTCCGCGAGGCCTACCTGTCCGTAGAGCTTGGCAGTGTTGCTGGGAAGTTCACGACCGTCACCCGCCAAGTCAAAACCGCCGTCAACACGGCTCGGCAGGCAGAAGATGTGGCGGGGTTTGCCCTCGCCAGCGCGGATGGGAAGAACACCAACCACTACGGCACCACCCAGCCCGTCAATGCCAGGCTGGGTGACACGTGGTTCCGGCAAAACGGCGAACAGGTCGAGATCTGGATCTACCAGCTCACCGGCACCGGCACCCCCGGCTGGATAGCACTCGCCACCGATCTGAACCATGCCCAGGTTCAGGCAGAACTCGACGCCGCCCGCACGCAAGTCGACCACGCCCTGCTTGCGGCCCAGGATGCACAAACCGCCGCAGACCAGGTGCATGAACGCCTCGCCACCGCGCAGGTCGAGATTGACCAGGCCAAGGCTGCTGCCACGAGCGCGACTGAGCTGGCGCAGGACGCGCATGACATCGCGGTGACCTCGGATGGACAACTCACAGTTGCCCCTGTCGATCCGACTGCGGCGGACGCCGCCGACCGGCCAGAGGGTGCGCTGTGGCAAGTGCGCGTAGACGGCCTAATCGCCCGCCAATATCTCCTCACCAACAACCAATGGCAACAAACACCGGTCGGTGCCGAAATGATCGGGCCGAAAGCGATCAGCCAAGCACACATCGGAGACGCCGCAATCGGCACTGCACACATTGCAGACGCCGCCATCAGCGACGCGAAAATCAGTTCACTGTCGGCAGCCAAGATCACCAGCGGCTATCTCGCTGCTGGTCGGATTTCTGCCGGGTCGATCACCTCCGACAAGCTGACTATCGCGAGTGGGTTCATTACCACCGCAATGATTGCCAACGCCGCGATCACTGATGCGAAAATCGGGTCGCTGTCCGCTGCGAAGATCACCTCGGGCTGTTTGGCTGCTGGGCGGATTGCGGCGGGGTCGATCACGAGCGACAAGTTGACGATCGCCAACGGGTTCATCACGACGGCGATGATCAAGGACGCGGCGATCACCAGCGCGAAGATCGCTGCGCTGGATGCGGGCAAGATCACCACGGGCTACTTGTCGGCCTACCGGATCGCCGCGAAGTCGATCACGGCCGACAAGCTCGCAGCCAACGCGATCCAAGTTGGCTTGGCTGGATGGAACCAGTCGATCCGTATTTCGCCGACGCAGATCGCCTGGTACAGCGGCTCCACCTTGGAAGGGACGATTTCCAGTTCCGGGATGAAATTCTGGTACGGCACCCGCTACATCGGGGAGATGGCGCGCCGTGCCCACAAGGACAAGCCCGACGTGCAAGGCGTCGTCAACCAGGTCGCCTATCAAGGCGACTATGTGGCCTGGACATACCAGACGGTTTCCGGCGGTGACTACTTCACCTGCCTCACCTTGGATCCGAAGGGACGCTTCTACGGCAAGGCCGGCATCCATCTCGGTGCTGACTTGCGCACCAACGGCTACAAGTTCTACACCACCGGCTCGCGCTACGTGAGCTTGCAGGATGCGACGCTCACTGGGAAAGGCACCTACGCCGGGTGGGCGTCGAGCAATGGGCTGGCGAAGGTCGTGTTCCACACCTATGACCTGATGGTCGTCACCAATGGGTCGTATTACAACATGACCCGCCTGTTCGACCGGGTCGGGGACTTGATGAGCCGGATGAACTCGCTCATCGGGCTGTTCAACCGTGGCTGGATCACCTCGATCTCCGGATCAGGGTCGAACATCACCTGGCAGTACTACTCGAACACCGGCCTGTCCACCATGTCCACCACCCTCAGCTAAGGAGACCACCTATGCGCATCATGCTCGCCAACCAGTATCTGCAGCCGGTCGCCGAGCTGCTCACCGAAATGCCGCTACGCGCCGCGCAGTCGCGAGCCAGGTCGAAACTGCTCACCCTCGTCACACAAGCTCTCGCCAGGTTCGGGGAAGACGAATACGAGCTCGTGGCCGAATACGCCGCCCGCGACGACAACGGCGCGCCACTGCTGGACTCTGATGGGACATTCCGGCTCGCCAACCCCGCCCAAGCAGCAGAGTTCATGACCGCCCGCACCCGGCTGCTCGAATCCCTCGTCGAGGTGTCCGGGCCGACCTACGACACCCACCTGGCCGACCTCGAGGCTCTCTTGGATAGCTACGACGGTGAACTGAAGCGGCCTGGGGTTGGTGGAGGTTGTTGTTAGGCGGCCACGAGGCTGTGGCCTTTGTGTGTTTGATGGTACTGGGTTTCGTATTCGATGGGT